TCACAAGCCCAAGCTCCGTTAATGGAGCAGCTTGAGGAGGGTGTGGCACCGAAGATCAGGTTCCAGAAGGCCAAGAGGCAGGAGAACATCAAGGAGTTGCAAGATTCACCGCTATTCCAATCTTGATATGGCCGAGTACCAAGGAAAGAAAGTATCGCTTGGCAAACCATTCTACACACCGGGCGAGTCCAAGAAGAAAGCGGTGTACGTCCGCAATCCGAAGGGCACGGTGATCAAGGTTCGCTTCGGTGATCCCAATATGGAGGTTAAGAAGGACGATCCGGAACGGCGCAAGAGCTTCCGAGCGAGGCATAACTGCGATACGGCGAAAGATCCTACGAAACCCAGAACGTGGTCCTGCAAAGCCTGGTAATATGATCTCACTCATTTCACGAGTCCGCGCCGCATGGGCTTTTGGCCGGCATCAATGTTGGGTCGATGCACTTCCTTGGAACAGGGATGACGCGACTACCCTCAATAACTTTTTCAAGAGCGAGACCGGAAAAAAGTTCAAGGACGCTCTCCTGAACACTGTTCTGATGCAGAACGCTTCTGCAATTACGGACAAAAACCATTTGCAATACTCCTCTGGATTTGCAATGGGTCAGGCCAGTCTTGTGAAGGTCATCGAGATGATGGCCGACCGAGAATCAATTACGGGACAGGAAGATGATCCGGATTCTGTCACGAATACATAGGATCAAAGTTGCGGTTGCTGCGTCTGTGCGGACCAGCAAACGAATACAAGCACAATATGTCAGATGAAACAATGAGTGCCGATGCGATGCTCGCTTTGGCCAATGATCACGATGCTGGTGTCGATATCGACAGCCAACCACGGGAGCAGACTCAAAATAAAAACGAGTCAGCTTCGGTTGAGCAAGATTCCTCCAATGAGGGGAGTGCCAGTAAAGAGGTTAATGGTGGCGAGCAAGATGATGTAGGCACGAGCAGTAAGTCAGAGACCGATTCAAAGGCCAAGCAGAAGGAAGGGGATAAGCCGAAGGATCAGAAGAGCAAATTCGCCCAGGATCAGAATCGAAAGACCAAGACCTGGGAACAAATCAACGCTGAGAAGGAGGCTATCAGGGCTGAACGCGAGGCGGTGAGGCGTGAACGGGAAGAGTGGATCAAGCAACGGGAGCAATCCACGGTTGCCGATACCAATTCTTTTCGGGACGAGAAGGGTTACACTGCGGAGGATTATGAGGCTGCGGCCAAGGAATTCGATGCGGATGGTGACTCTCAGTTGGCCAAAGCAGCGCGAGCTAAGGCTGATGGCGTCCGTAAGACCGTGAGTGTGAAGCAGCAGCAAGTTCAGCAGGAACGCTTTACTAAGACTTGGGCAGATAATTTCAATAAGTTGTCCGAGAAGGAGACTTGGTTGAAGGACCAGTCCAGTAACGAGTACAAGCGAACGGTTGAGTTGTTGCAGCGCATTCCGATCTTAACAACGCTGCCCAATGGGTTAGCCCATGCGGTAGAATTGATGAAGCTCCAAGATACTGCGGGTCGATATCAGTCTGTAGAAGCCGAGAATAAGTCTCTGAAAGAACAGCTCAACAAGCTCCAGCAGAAGACCGCCATTGGTAAAAGCGTTCCGGCAGGACAACTCAAGACCGAGGAGAAGGATTTCTCACGGTTATCCATGAAGGAGCAAAGGGATGCGCTCATGCGAGCGACACGAGAGTTCGACCGGGAAAGCAACCAATAGCACAACCACAACTAAAATATGGCAGGCGTTACTACTTCAACCACACTTACTAACCAGTTTCAGAACTTCTTCAGCAAGGAGCTGCTCTCGATCGTCCAGCAGGAGACGATTCTTGATCAGTTTGCCACCAAGGCTACGATCCCCAAGAACAACGGCAACAACGCCATCACGATGTTCCGCTTCGGTTCTCCGAGCATCGCCAATGTTGCTGCTCTTGCTGAGGGAACAGCTATCGCTTCAGGAAGCTATCGTTCCCTTGTTCTGAACAAATTGACCAAGGCTCTCGCTCAGTACGGTCAGGTGATCGGATTGACCGACATCCTCCGCGCTACGGACCTGTTCAACTCCCTCCAGCAGGCCACCAAGACCTCCGGTATGGACATGGCCCTCTGGGTGGATTCGATCATCCGTAACACCCTGATCGGATCTAACCTTACGCTTTCAGGCAGCTTCATGGGCACTGGACCCGAAGGTGCCGGTCCTGTGTTCAGCAACGATGACGCTTGTAACAACGCTGCTGGAGCTGCTGTCCCGGGCATTAACGTGTACGGCAATCCTGCTCTCTGTACTCAGACCTTCAGTGGCCTGAATACCGAGACGACTAACAGCACGATGAAGGCTGAATCCGTCCTCGATTCCATGACTCGTCTGAAGCGTAACCGCGCTCCGATGATCAATGGTAGCTACGTCCTGGCGACCGATCCTCGTGTAGCCCGTGATTTGATGCGCGATACCGATTGGTTGAACGCCTCCAACTACGGCAACAAGGGCCAGCCGTTCTACAAGGGCGAGGTGGGTTCCATCTACGGTTGCCGCGTTGTCACTCAGACCAACTCGTTTGTCAGCAAGGGTTCGTCCACTGACACTGATCAGTTCATCAACACTACCAGTGCAAATGGCGGCGGCACTGCTGCTACCAAGGACATCATCGCTTCGTTCTTCCTTGGTAACGAGGCGTTTGGTATCCCTGCCTTGACCGGTGATGATCCGTTGTCCCCGAAGGTTGTGATCACCGATACCCCCGACAAGAGCGATCCGTTGAACCAGCTCGTCACCGTTGGTGTGAAGCTGTACTTCGCTGGTCTGCGTTTGGCCGCTGGTAACACGAGCGCGACCAACACCAACAACCCGGTCTGGTACTTGGTCCACCGCACTAAGACCTCTTCCACGCTGTAATATGCGACCTAAGACGGCCACCATCATGGTGATTGCCGTCGGCCCAAAGGGGCATCGTCGAGAAATCGGTGGTGCCCCTTCTCATTCCGCTTGCGGATGTGATGAGGCTGACAACAATGCGCCAATGATTGCGATTCCAGTCGAGGCTCTTTCCACTGACACGGAAGATGGCCAACAGGCTTCCCCAGAGGTTGGTGATGAAGTTGTCCTACAGGAAGTTCGAGGCGTTCTCAAGAAGCTTGAAAATGGTGAGGCTTACGTTGAGATCCAGAGCGTGAACGGTATGCCCGCCGAGTACGAGAAGGCCGGCAAGGAATCAATGGAACCAATGGACGAAGAAGGTATGCGAAACATGGTTTCCGAGTACGACAGCGAGATGGAGTCCTAACATGCCGATCTACACCTTCGAGAACAAAGGCAAGTCCTTGGAGCAAATCGCTCCAATGGGAACCGATTCTCTTGTGATCAAGGGTGAACGCTGGACGAGACAGCCGGTAGCCCGCTTTGGGGTTACCGGTTTTGCCCGCGAAGCCGAACTCAAGGACAAGGTGAAGCAGGGCTTTAGCCGGATGGAAGACCGGCAGGGTACCCGCTTTGAAAGCACTTTCAGCAAGAATCAGATCCGTAAAATTTGGGACATATGAGCATAGAATCTAATCTGGCAACCGAGTATTCGATGGGCAATGCGGGCTTCCAGCTCGTGACCTCTACCGCGTTGACCACTGGCCCATTCGTTGCGATCACCACGATTGCCGTCACTACTTTCACTTCGATCACCGGTAATGGAATCAGCGGCTCTTGGTCCACAGTGGCTATCCCCGCTGGCATTACGCTTCCTGGACCGATTACGAGCTTCCAGATTTCCAGTGGTCAGGTGGTCGCGTTCAACGGAATCATCAGCTCCTAACCGTGACACTCGCTCTTGGAACACGATTGGCTTCAAGTGGGTCTGGCGGAAACGTCACGCCCGCTGATCTGCCGATCGTGCGCCGGGATCTATTGCAGGAAGACGAGTTCTTTGTACTGCAAGAGGATGGAACTGGGAAGATCGTGTTGTCTTTTGGCACCTACGATCGAATGGCAACTGAGCAGGGCACCGATCTCATTTTAACCGAAGCATCCGACAAATTCATTTTAACCGTAGAATAATATGGCAGACACAAAGATCACAGCACTGACGGCGTTGACCGCCGCTGATCCGGCTAATGACGTTATCCCTATCGTTGATGTCAGCGATACCACGATGGCGGCAAGTGGCACGACGAAGAAGATCAGCGTAAACAACATCCTCGGAGCATCCGGCACCGCCACGCTCGCCTCCGCCACCATCACCGGCGATCTGACGGTGGACACGAATACGCTGAAGGTTGATTCGACGAACAATCGGGTAATCGTTGGACACACTAGCGGATCGTCTGCGTTTCAGGTTACCAATGCTGGTGCTGCTGGTCTTGAGATTCAGCCGACGGGAGTTAATTCAGCTCCAGTAATACTCAGCTACAATCGAAGCGGCTCTGCATACACTCAGCTTACACT